CGGGTATCTCGCGTTAGCTTCTATGTTGTTGTAGTTAGGTGATGTTACCCACGGAAGTCCTCTTTTAGAGGCTGGAATATTCCACAGGTCTGACCACACGGAGAACGGAGAAGTGCCCGTGTTCCTGCCAACGCCGCCGTATTTATTAGGGTTTCGGGTTACTGGCGTGGCTGGCGCTCCACTGTCATAGCCCCACGGGCTTTGTTCACCCCGCGCGATAGCGTCTTGCAGGGACTCCGGTAAGTTCCTGGTGTAGGCAGGTGGCGTGGTCTTCGTGGCGGGTTTATTCAGGCTCTTACGATAGGCATCCCATTCCGCCTGCGTGTGATAGATACCCGTGTTGAAGGTTGGCGCGGCTGGCTCTTTGGGCTGGCGGTAGTATTTACCGCCTGGATACTGCCAGTTATACCCTATTGGATAGGCGTTATACATGTAATCCGCCCACCTCGCACCAATGTATTCATTGTTGCGCGTGTTATACGGGTCGTAGCCATCCCGATAATTTTGTCCGGTCCATATATTTCGTTGAGCGCGATACTGCGCCATCAGCGCCTGTATCCGGCGGTTAGTGGCGGCAATCTGTTCCTGCCTCACCCTGTTCAGTTCGCGTTGTTCCGCGTAGTAATCATAGATATCGCGCAGGTTAGGTTGCGCGGGTGTACGGACAGTGCGCGTTTGGGGGACGCGATAGTTCGGGCGGTAGTTAGGCGGAATGTAATCAGGATTAACTTGGCTTGGCATTTTGTTCTCCTTCCAGAATCGCCATGATTTCAGGGTTCTGTCTGGCAGCGGCGGCTAACTTTGGATCAGCCTCGATTTGCGCCCGCAGCATTTGGATAGCCGCGGTAAGCAGTGGTTCGCTCCACTTATCGGACAACTCTTGTAGCTGACCTTTAGAGAAGGCCTTAGCCAAGAGGTAGAGATTGCTGGCATCCACTACGGTAATCACATCTCACCTTCCTGCAATTCTTGCGGTTCGCCTGTGGCTGGTGTTGGTTTCATTCCTGGTCGTGAAGCTGGCAGAGCGCCCTGTGCCACAATCGAAGGCATCCCGCCCATATTCGGATTATTCTGGTCAGCAAAGCGAGCGCGTTGCTCAGCCATAGACATTGCCTGTGCCCGCTGCATCTGTTCCTGTTGGCGCATCGCGCGTCCCTGCATCTGCTGCTGCTGCAGCATCTGCGCTTGTTGCTGTTGCATCTGAGCCTGCTGCTGCATCTGAGCCTGCTGCATTTCCGCCTGGACCTGTTTGCGGATGTCATTTTCCATTGCCTTTGTGAAATGTTCCTGCACCATCTGTTCCACAAAGCGTTCTTCGATGACCTTTTTAGTCATTTCCTTAGACTGCCCGATATTGAGGATATTTTCGCGTATCCACTCATCGGAAGCTAGCCCCTGTTGTTTGAGCATAGAGGCGATATTAGCCTGCTGGAGTTTATCCTGCGGGAGTTCTGCGTCCAACTGCACGTCAATAACCAAATCGTCCGGCAACTCCTTCGGGTCGATATTCAGTTTGCCACCTTCGTACAGTGCGGTGCGCAAACTATTTTTGTCCTTAATCATATCGAACATCAGTTCTAATCCCGTACCGATGCCCCAGCCGCCGCAGCGCTGGAATGAAATCAGTGGCAATCTGCCGGACTGTGTGAGCAAGGCAATTGCAGAATATGCCAAATTGGTATTACCGCCCTGACCGAGCGCAGTCTTATAGATAGTGCTTTCCTCAAACAGTTTATTGGCGACATCCAGCCCATAGAGCATATCTTTATTGAGGACATCTCTTTGGAGAGGCGACAATCTATCGCCAGGGTTGAGATGTACGATGCCGCCGACGTTCCCGAAGTCTATTTCAATCTGACTATCGGGTTCAGAGCGTTCGTGCACGAACATTGCATTAGAGGCGACTGCAAACAGGTTGGTATACATTGCAGTCAGTTCAAGGTTCTGTCTATCCCACAAGTCTCCCTTCCACGCGCCGTACAGGAGTGGCTGGTACTGGTATTCAGGGTCATCCTGGAGCAGGAAACCTTCTGCGCCCTGCACAATAATCGGGATGCAGGGCAGGTCGTGGCGACCATTGTTCTCTTTGCCAACGAGAGGCTCGGAAATGTTGTCGACCCAGGCGAAATGCACATCCAAGTTCCAATAATCCTTGTAGACCACGACATCGGTGTCACTTTTATCCTTTAGCTGCTCCAATTCCCCGAACATAGCCTTAATTTGAGCGTAGGTCATCTCAGTTTCGCGGTAATAGGCGCATAAGCCGAAGGAATCGAACTCAGCGTTGCCGCATTTAGGGTCAAGCGGCTGAAAAATGAAGGGTGTAGCGCCCGCGATGCGTTCATAGCGGGTAATAGCGGCTTTAGAGGCTGTTTTCCCGCGTTTTTTCTGGAGTTTCAGCAAATCCTCGGTGTCCGTGAGCGCCAGATGGAACTGTCCATAGCGCAAAAGCGACCCCACAAGCTCATAGTGGACGGGTTTCTGGTTGATTCTGCCGGACTGGTAGAGGACAGCTTTGCACATTTTCTCTATTTGCTCAGAATTTTCGACTGAAACAGGGTCATTCTTATCGTGGGGGACAGAGATAATAGGTTCAGATGCGGTGAGCAGGCGCATAGCGCCCAGGTACTGGTTACGAGCTTCGGGGGAGATGGTGATTTTGAGAGTGGGGTCAGTGGGTTTACTTTTCCACTCCATATTAATCATCAAGTCCATCTCCCGCTGCATTGAATGTAATGTTGCGTATTCGCCGAGCAAGTCCTGCCCGTGTTGTTTAGCCTGATTGAAATTATCCACGATGACCTCCTGGTCAGATGTGTTCCAGATTTAGGAACGGAGACTTAGTATATTTTGATGGTTGTGGTGCGCGGTAATCGCGGACAGAAGTTAATAAATATTTAAGTGCGTCGTAGGCGTGGTCTTCCATACGGGTATCTACGTCCTCAGTATGGTACTTGTCATAGACCAATTGGGAGAGTTGTTTAACCAGGTTTGGGCAAGTGTTGAATATAAGCAATCCAGGCAGTCCGTCCTCCATTGGGTTGAGAAGACGATCCACTTTTCGTTTCCCGTCCAATCGGTCATTATTTCCCTTACGCAAGGGGACTCCGTTTTGGGCGTAAATCTGCGCAGAAGAGGTAATGAACTCCTGCGTCTTTCGTGTCCACATAGCGGGGTCAGCGAAGCGCAGGGCTTTCTTTTCGAAGTCATCGGACATATCGAGGATTTTACGTGCCTGCTGTCTATCGGTAAGTTCCGTTTCATAGATCTCCTTGTAGATAATAACGCGTCCGTTATCGGGGTTACGAGCGCCAAACAGGGCGCAGAAGGGAGCGCGGTAGCCGGAGTCGATACCAATCAAGCGTGTCCAGTAATCTGGAATATCAATCGGGTCAATGACGTGGGTGCGCTTATTGAAAGTCTTGAAAGCCAATCCCTTGAACACATCCCAATCGCCCAGCAGCCAGGCGCGTTTGAGGTCGTCTGGCAGGGAATTAAGCATCAGGTAGTAAGAGGAATCAAGGTGTGGGTTGTCGGTGGGGAGCGCCGGAACGAAATTGAACTCTGAACTCAAAGGTTCTAATTCGGGTGGATATACGTGGTGTATAAAGTAATTCTTCACCCAATCATTACCAATTCCGTCTGGGTTACTTCCGGCGATGAAGCAAGGTTTTTTAAGACCAGCCCATCTCAAAGAGCCGATGAGGATATTGAATGTGTCCACGGTGTGTTCAGTGAGTTCATCGACACCGATGATGCCGAACTCGGCGGATTTATATTTTGTGGACTCATCAAGGTTTCTCAGGGTCAGTGCGCCCCCCCCGAATTTTTTATCAAGATAAAACGCCAACCCAAGCGTCTTATTTTCTTTGAGAACGCCGAGCCAGGAAGGGAACTCGGACGCAATCTTACTAATCTGGCGGTCTTTCAAGTTGGTATAGGTAGACGAAAACAGACCGCCCACGATACCAGGGAAGCCCATTTTAGCCTGATAGAGAATCCAACTAAGCATCGCCCAGCGAAGCCAATAACTTTTGCCGCCACCCCTGGCACCCCCGTACAGGGTAAAGGTATGTTTGAACATTGATTTGAAAGCCTCATCCTGGCGTGGGGTGAAGTCTACCAAATCAGTGAGGGAGACAAAGCCCTCTTTATTCGTCTGGCTCATCCGTTATTTCCTTGTCGAAGATGATGCCGTCCACTCCGCCGGAAACCTCAATGTTGGTAACGGGCGGTTCGATGTAGCGGAACAGGCGGATGAGATGTTTCATCCACTCGCTTGCGGGAAAATCAAATGTAACGCCCTTGATCACATTCCCGTTCTCATCAACCCTGTCCGGTAATTTCACTTTGC